CCCGGTCAAAGCATTTGATCATGCCGGTGGAGCTGAGATTATCCTCTTTGACGATGATCACAATGCCATTGCCGGAGCCGGGAGGTGAAGCGATCTCACTCTCCGGGATCACGGCCACGGAGCCGGCTGCCATCGTGGTCCAGACGGCAGAGACGGCAGATCCGGACGCAAGGCCGAGATCAGTGACGCTGGTGTATACGATATCCAGCAGTTTAAGAGGCACATCACCGGCGAGATTGGCGCCCACACCGGCCACGGACAGCACAGTGCCGGAAAAGTCAATGCCCAGATTGTCCAGGGCGTCTGCAGCATTGTCCGCTCCGGTTCCTCCGTTGGTAATCGGGATGATATCGCCATCCGTGTATACCTGTTCCCAGCTGGCCTGAGGCGCATTGCTGGAGTACGATTTGCGGTACAGATGATCCTCACCGGCGAACAGGCAATATCCGGACGTAGCACCGGACCTGATCAGGATCAGAGTACCATATGTCTCCGGGCACTCCCCCGGATAGAGCTGATCGGGCGAACAGATAAGCGCTTCACCGGCGCTCATGGCGATCCAGCATGTCAGGATCGTAGCAGTGCCGGGCGTCTGGCCTATGTCCGAGACGGAAGAAAAGAGCTTGTACTTTAGTCCGGCATTGAGGCTTGTGATCAGATCATCAAGATCACCGGCAACGCCCTGGATGGCATCATCCACAGTGGTGGGATCAACCGGATTCATGGCGATGTTTACGCCATAGACGCCCAGATTGGCCCGGGCATCTTCGGCAGTGGTGGCGCCGGTACCGCCCTTAGGGATGCCGACAGTCCCCTGCGGGAAAGCCTGCTCCATATCTGCGACTTTCTTGAGCAGCCAGTCAAGGTTAAGCTCGTGAAAGTTGGTCCAGGGGAAATTATTAAACAGGGACATGACTTTATCCTCCTTAATAAACCAGCAGGCAGAAACGCCGCTTGAAATCGTCAATGATAAGCTGTTGGAGATTGGCCTTTGCTGCGAGTGCGATCTCCTGCTCCACCAGCTCCTGAGCGGAGCGCACACCGATGTTTCCATGCACCCGGCCGGTGTGATGGCTCTCAGCGCTGCCTGTATTGCCGTTTGCGGCCTGCTTCACCATCTCAGACGATGCGGGATAGCCCTTATAGAACTGTTCCCCCGAGCCGGAGCTGCTGCCGGTGTCGGTCCATTCTTCGGACCGGTCATAGTTTTCCGTGATGTTATATTCGGCCTCCAGCGCTTTGGCCATCCTCAGCCAGACATCCTGCTGGCCGTCTGCCCAGTAACGGAGGATCTCTTTGAAGCTGACCGGATCGGGATACAAAATCTCATACTCAGCGCACTGGGCGAGAAGATCACCGGTGAGGCCCTTAGGATCAACTCCGGCCGGCAGCCGGTTGATCAGTGGATCGAGAATATTAGGATCCCAATACTGGAGCCCCAGGATCGACATTGTTGCCATTGGGTTTTATCCTCCATTCCGCAGAGAACTCCGGGAGATCGAACATGTCCCGGGCTTTGGCACATTCACGATTGATGGTGTCCAGCCAGAGCGCTGCCAGCGCTTGTGTCTCCTGATCGTTGGAGTGGACCTCATCGTCCGTCAGGCGCTCCCGCTTATCGGTGTTGGCATTGGGCAGGCCGATCCGGGTGCAGAACTCCTGCTCGATCTTCCGCATGACGAGAAGGATATCCGGAGCGATGAAAGAGCTTTTCAGATCCTGAGTGAAGAAATCGAAAAGCGGTTTGTCATCGTCCTCCATCTGCTTATCATAGACAACCAGCGGATTGCCGGCCTGGAGTTGATCATACATTTTCTTGAGGGTTTCGGCAGCCGCTTTGCTCCGGGCGGCGGCAGCAAATCCCAGTTTGCTGTTCACCATGTTGATGCCGGACGCCTCAGCGCACAACGCCAGCATATCGGCATAATAGTTGACAAGATCCATGATCCCGCCATAGTCCGGCTGGAGCCTGATCACAGTGCACTGTTCGTCAATGACCGGCTGGAGAATGCCCTTCAGCAGCGGGTTGGCGATCACAGCATATCTGGGCCGGTAAAACACATTGAAGCCGCCCAGGGTGCAGAGTGTAGGGATCACACCAAATTCATTGGTGTTGACGATGGCCAGGTATCCGCAGCAGTATAGTCCGTACCGGAAGAAATCAGGATCCCACCAGTCCGGCATGGTCCACTTGAATACGCTGATAGCTTTCTGGACAAGGTACCGGCGAAAGTACCATGTCAGATTTGCGTTTTTGCAGTGGACAGTGGACGGAGAAACGGCACTGTTAGCTGCATTGATATAAGTATAATCATATGGAGCGCTCACCAGGATTGCCCCCTTCCTCTGAATTTGAAAAGGATCCACCAGGGAAAAGTTGACGGCATAGGAGGATCCGGCCCGGGAGGATCCGGCCCGGGACCCGGAGGATCATCCCAGTCAAGATAATTGTACCAGTACAAGGCTTGCGTTCCTCTGTCCGGCTGGATCGGGTTAAGTGGATGCTCGTAAAACCAGAGGAAATAATTAGCCATCGTTTCGATGTCCGTTTCATCGTCTGCCAGAAACTCAGCGAATGAATATGGAGGCTCCTGCCCGATATCTGGATTTTCAAACCACTGGAGGCCGTTGGCTGCTTCATACTGTATACGCTGCAGCTCTTTATAGCCGTTATTCTGCCAGCCCGGGCCGGCCCAGGTGGAATATTTAGTATATGGTGTCCACTGGACCAGCCCATAGCCTCCGGAGTAAGCTGTCAGGCCTTGCCATATGCCCGGATTGATTGTGCTTTCCGACTGCATGTTCCCCAGCATGGCACAGATCGCATGAGAGGACCAGCCTGCAGCCAGCCCCCAGCCCTGGATCAATTCGGCATTGATCTGCATCTCAGCCAGCGTGAGATATCGGTTACCTGTGATCCAATAATCTTCCGGCATGATCTTACTCCAGGAAGAAGCCCGATGTGAGATAGAGCTTTATGGCCTCCAGCTCCGGCTTTGTGCAGGGGATCGTTACGTCCGATTCACCACACTGGGTATAGCCGGTCATGCCGTAGAGCTGCGTATACTGGCAGAGCGGCCGGCCCTTCTCATAGATCGTCTCGTCAGCCAGGACCCTAAACCATGCATGCAGCGCAACATTGAAGCGGCCGGCGCTGACTCCGCCATTCTGCCCGGAGATCTGAGCAGGCAGCTTGTCTGAGAGCCATGCATTCGCCACACCGGTGGCCAGATTCTGTACTGCCGTCTCCAGCTTCGTGGCCGGCATGGAAACAGCCTGCCGGTAAGCTCCGGACATCTTTTCCCCGACTTCCCCGAGAGTGATCTCCAGCCATGATGCAGACCCGCTGCTGTTCTCCGGCTGGGCGCCGGCTCCGGATCCAAACAGGGAAGAGGCGATCCCTTCTATTCTGGGTGCCATTTGAGCCAGGGCGATATCCGCACCGAGCATTCCCTCCACCCGGGTAACGAGTGCTCCCCCGCACTTGACCTCCAGCACCGCAGCGCCGGTGATATAGTCAGCCGACCAAGAGAAATTCAGCTTGTCCGACAAAAGCATATTCTCAGGAGGCAGGAAGAAAGCACCGAACGGAGCAAAGACCAGATAATAAGAAGAGTAAGGCTCCTGATTGAGATACGTCCCTCTGTCCTGCTGCGGGTGCCGGGGGATAGTAAGATTGGAAAGACTGCCCTGGATGATTGCATTTGCTCCGAGCCTGGTGGCGTTTACAGTGAGTGTCCACCACCCGATAGGGACAGAGCTGACTGCTGTCCCGTTAGGTGGCTGCACAGGCATCCACCGACAGGAAACAACATACTGAAACGGATTAGCCAGCAGCTTTGTAAGATCGTCCGATATATCGAACATGCCATAATTCTGTATGTCCGACATAAGCGCTGCCATGAAGCTCCGGAACTGGCTGCTGGTGAAGGAATAATAGCTGATCGCCCCGACTGTGTTCTGATCAGTATTCACGATCCCGATCACGAAATAGCCGGAGCCGTATGACGTATTGAAGGGATTGGCCAGGGAGCTGTCCGAGTACATGGTACCGGACAGCATCGGATAAGCCGTATCCCGGATAGACGGATCACTCTTGCTGGCAGATCTGAGCACATAGAGAGCTGAGCTTTTTATGTGTTCTTCCCAGCTTGCCAGCACATCGACCTGCAGCTCACATGTCCAAAGGCCGAGATTATAGCGCCAGTTATTGACGAAATAATACCGGTGAAAGTCCGGAATATAGGCATAATTAAAGGCCGTCGGATTGCTGCCTGTGAGCTGCAGTGTCGGTGCCAGGATCCCTGAGGAATCCATGAGATCGCAATCGTAATGATCTACCCAGGCGTTCACCGACGGGTGTCCGGTGCTGTTCGTCTTTTTGGAGTATTGCCAGAAATATACCTGATACATATGATCACCTGAAAAGGGAGGCCCGGGGGGAGATCAACCCCGGGCCTCAAGGGGTGAGTATTTTAGGATCCGGACTCGTCCAGTAGCAGGACAACGCCCTTCTCACTAAAATCGTTGAGGTATCTGTCGGACTTATGCCAATACATATTGGTATAGCCGCCGGCAGCATTGAAGGGAGTGGGTGCGCTCCAGGTATTGACTTCCTGGGTCATGATGGCGTCCTCATCGAACAGCACGCCAAACACGTTGGTGAGCGTCTGGGCGTTGCCGGTGACGATGGCGCCGGACGTATCCATATAGGAAGGCGTGACCTGGATCTCATCGGGAGCTTCGATGGCCTGCCAGAAGCTGACTTCCTCCACCTCACCAAGACCGAGATACTGATCATTGTAGGTGGTGGAGAGGACTTCCGCATCCATCCTGTTCACGTAGTCAGCCAGCAGATAGAGCTTCTGCCTGCTGCGGGGGCTGTGCTGATTGACCGGCTTGCCGGTGATCTGCACCTGATAGATGGAGCTGCGCTCCTCAAAGCGCCGGGAGAGCGTTTTGATGAAGCCGGCAACCCAGCGGATGAACGTGGCATAATTGGCCGGCTGGAAAATGGTGGACGTGGTGAGGCTCTGGCCGGTGGCAGCGTTATATTCATCGATCAGATAGATCACATGGCCGCTGCCGAGATCTGTCTTTGCGCCGATAAAGTTGGCCAGCGCAGCCCGGGCGCAAGTCTCACGAGCCTGAGCCATCCGGCTGCTCATGTTGGTCATGATCATACTGGTGAAGCGCATCAGCTCCTCAGGATCATGGAAAGCCACATCGAGCTGATCCCGGAAAAGCGTGATGTGGTCCTGCCAGACAACCTGGCCATAGAAATTGAGCTGCACCGGATTGGGCTTTTTGATGGTATACATGTCCACCGAATCGCCGTTGTCCAGCAGATCGTTGGCGGCCTCGAAATAGCGCTGATCTTCCTCGAAATCATTGTCAGCCAGCTTCAGCTTTCTGACATGATTGCCCCAGCGCTGCACATCGGCCCTGAGTCCCTGGAACCGCTCAGAGTACGGACGGATAGAGAAGATCGTCCGGCCGAGCACCTGGCTGATGGCGTTCAGGAGAGGATCGAAACCCATCTCCAGGGCCGTGGTGCCGACAGAGATGAAATCATCCAGCGTTGTGGGCGTGATCACGGCCTGCCCGGTCCCCTGTTTCACAATGCTGGTAAGCAAAGTAGCCGCATCAGCAAATCCGGGATTGAGATCATTAAGTCCCATGATTGTATCCTCCAATCAGATTATATATTTCCCGGACAGTCCCGGGAGGACATTCATATTTTCAATGGCCTTGAACTTGAGGCCGGGAGGCAGCTCCTCCCCGATCGGCTTGACTTTGAGCTGCGGCACAGATCGCTGATCCCGTTTCCGGCCCTGAGCCTGATCCATCAGGGAATTGAGCATAGAAGCGCCATCCATGAAATGCTGACGGATCCCGAGCGAATCCAGCAGCGTCTGCAGCATGAACGGAGTGATCTGCATATCGAGCAGCTCCCCGCCCAGATCTACCACGAAAGCTCCGGACGTGGGAGTGGTATCTTCCTCATAAAGCTCCATGGAGGACATCCAAGGCCCTACCAGCTCTTCGCCGTCATACTCTGTATACCACGGCCGGAGATACAGCTCCCGGGTGTTGGTGTTCACATAGCCGGCATACACCTGGACAAACTCCTGATTAGACGGATCCCAGATATTGAAGCCTTCGGGCGGGCAGATGTTGGCGTAAGGATAATATGATATTTCGGTGGAAGGGTAGTTGATGGAGATGTCATCCTTGTATGTTCCACCATAAAGCGGAGTTCCGATGGTGCAGAATTTGATATACTTAGTATCGGCATTTACAGTAAAGGCTGTATTTGCCGCAGAATACCGAGGATTATTCGTGAAATGGAAATCCTCGTCATACCCGCAAACAACAATATTATTGTCCGAGGGTTTCTTAGGGAAATAAGAGGTGGACGGCGTAACAGGGATAAAATTCTTACTACGGATATTTGTATCGGAATAGGTTATCTCTCCATTGGCATAATTAAGCGTTCCCTTTTCCCATTCCTCATCCCACACGTTCACGCCATCTCCCGGTGCCCAGGGTTTATCATAGCCGTTATAACTCTGCTTCGGTGAAAACTCGTAGATCATTTTGTGTCTCCCTTCCCGGGCGGATTGATGATCTCCGCCAGTATCTCATTCGCTCCACGTTCCTGGCCTTCCGGCATGCCCATCTGATTGATATTCATGCCACGGATGGTGCCGATCAGCATAGAGAGCGTGTCCTTAACGTCCTTGAGCTGGTCCTCAGTGGGCGCCGGCTCCGGCTTCGGATCGGGCTTCTGCTCCGGCTTCGGATCGGGCGCCGGCTCCGGCTTCGGATCGGGCTTCTGCTCTGGGGATTCGATGAAAGAGGAATACTCTCTGATCTGATCGACTGAGTAGCCGGCCTCACGCAGCTCAAAGAACTCTTTGATGCTTACCATATTATGACCTCCAAGTTAATAGTTTTGCCCAGGTAGCCGGACCGCATACGCCATCGGCCTCCAGGCTGTTATCCTTTTGGAATCTGATCACTGCCGACTCCGTGACCGGCCCATAAACCCCATCCGGGTCGATCCAGCCGTAGCCGTGATAGTTGAGCGCTGCCTGTGCTGCGCATGTTGCCGGCGATACGTCTCCCCGGGAGATGATCGGGATCCGGCATATGCCATAGGACGGCAGCGGAGCCTGAGCCGGAGGATCATCCAGCGTCCCGGAGCTGTCCGGGAGCCGGAGCACATGATCCCAGCCGGCAGAGTAAGTGTAAACCGGCCGGATCCAGATCTCTCTGCCCGTCTGATCTCCCGATTGAGCGCCATGTCCTATGCCCCCCAGCTCGTCCCCGAACGCCTCTACAAGCTGTCCGTTGCCGATACAGATCGCAGTGTGGTGCAGATTATTGAGCAGGATATCCCCGGCCTGCGGAGTGGTGTTCCCCGGGAGGACTTCCCAGCCGGCTGCCCGGAGGCAGTCCCGCATGTTGCCGGTATACGTGGCGCCGTTGGTGTTCGCTCCGGCTGAGGAATAGCAGTAGAGGACCAGTGAGCTGCAGTCATAATCCGGACCCTGCCGGTTGAGCTGGCTGTATCCGTGGGAATCGTCCTTTGCTATCCGGATGGCCGTCTCCACGGCCTTCTCCCTGATCTCCTGATTAGTCATGTGACATTTTATCACTCAGGCGCTGGAGAGCCAGTGTGTTGTTATTGAGCGCCTCCGTCACGGCCTTGAGCTCCTCCTTATGATCGACTCTCTCTTTGTTCCAGAAATAGAACATGCCGAAAACACAGGCAATCGGAAACCCGACATTCTGGATCAGCGGCACAAAGACAGAAATGATATCCTCCATATTAAGGATCCTCCGTATAAAAGGAGTAGGGGACCGGAGCATAGTGATCCTGGCAAAATCACGCCCGGGCTTCCGGCCCTGCCATGGGGCTGCACCGGTCCCGCCTACAATATATATTATTGTTACCGATTTGTAAAGATTTTTTCTATACGTAAGTAGTAATATTAGAGCGTGGCCGGAGCGCCATAATATACAACTCAAAAGGAGATCACGAACAATGAAAAAGAGCCACATCCGCACCAAGACCCTTGAGCTGACCGGAGAGCAGACTGACGAGCTGATCATGCTGGTCCGGCATGTGCTGCAGGAGCTCGACAAGATGCCGACAGATAACAGCTACGGCAAATGGATCCTCCGCCGGCAGAATCAGATGAATATCATCCTGGACAAGCTGCTGGCTGATGACTTCACGATCATTGAGGTGGAAGAATGATGAGCCTGCGTAACTGGACCCCATGTGATGAGCCGGACCTGGATGGCAAGCACCATCTGGCAGAAAATGAGGAGGAGGCATTATGCCCAGCGTTTACGAATACGCGACAGAGTGGAGCGAGAGGGATCTCAAAAAGGAATACACCAGGCTCCGTGATCAGTTTCAAAAGCAGATCGGACGGCTGGCAGAGAAAGATCAGTCTGCCCGGGTGCAGGCGTTTCTGCCCGGAGGATACAAGTACCAGCGCACCATTAAGGACATCGAGAATCTCCGTGGCCGGAAGAACTGGACAGAGCGCTCACGCCGGGAGGACTGGGCAAGACGGATCGCCGAGCTGAAGGAACTCCGGTCCGCTCGTTCTCTATCCATCTCCGGCCGGAAAGCAATCCGGAACGAAACGATCCAGACGCTGAAAGAGGAAGGGCTTACCGGGATCAACGGCAGCAACTATGATCAGTTTGTCAACTTTATGAACTTCGCCAAAGCTCAGGGCCTGCTGGAGCAGTACGATTCCCAGCAGATTGCTGAAGCGTTCAATGACTGGGTAGAGGGCGGGATCCTGGAGAATGACGAGCTGGCAGCCTATATAGAGGAGTGGTCCGACAGTGCCGGAGCCGTGGATCTATTCGATTGATACCTGTCCTTTTGATCCCGGCGCCTATCCCGACTGCAAGAAGCCCCGGGGGAACCCGCAGCGCAAAGGAGGAAAGAAAACCTATATCAATGCCGTCTGCGCTTTTGATATTGAAGCCAGTACGCTGCCGGGTGATCAGGCCATTATGTATGTCTGGCAGATGCAGCTTGAGGACTTCACTGTTATGGGCCGGACCTGGGATGAGTTTTTAACATTCTCAACACACTTATCCACACAGGCAGGAGAGAGGACCCTTGTTCTATGGGTGCATAATCTGAGCTATGAGTTTCAATTCCTCCAGGGCATTTATCCGTTCAAGCCTGAGGACGTTTTCGCAGTTAAGAGCCGGAAGATCCTTAAATGCACCATGTTCGGAAACCTTGAATTTAGGTGCAGCTATCTGCAGACTAACATGTCTCTCGATGCGTTCACCAGGAAGATGGGATGTGAGGTTAAAAAGCTCACCGGGACTTTTGATTATAAGAAGATCAGGTATCCGGATACAGAGCTGACTGAGGATGAAATAGCTTACTGCGTCAATGATGTGAGGTCACTAGTGGAGGCGCTGAAGATCGAAATGGCGTCAGAGGATGATAACCTATGCACCATCCCATTGACCAGCACCGGCTACGTCCGGCGCCAGGCAAAGAAAGCGATCAAAACCAGCTACGGCTTTCACTCATGGATAAAGGACCAGCTCCCGGACTATGCGCTCTATGCTGTGCTGCGTGAAGCGTTCCGGGGAGGGAATACCCATGCCAGCCGCTTCTATGCCGGAGAGATCCTGAAGGACGTGCACAGCATTGACCGCAGCTCAAGCTATCCAGATGTGTTGGTGAACTGTAAATTCCCGATCTCCCGTTTCCGGTACCGGGCCGGCATCGAATTTGAGCGGCTCCGGAAAGAGATCCGGAAAGCACATAAAGCTGCCGTATTCCGGGTCCGTTTCCAGGAGATACATCTCATTGATGAGTTTTATCCTTGCCCATATCTCTCCCGGGATAAGTGCCGGAACTATGCCGGCATGCTCTGTGACAATGGCCGGGTGCTGACTGCCGAATACCTGGAAACCACTCTCACGGACATTGATCTGGAGATCGTAGACAGCCAGTATACATGGCAGCATGTCATGGTATGGGACGTATACACCGCTCGCTATGGATATCTTCCGCAGCCGTTCCGGGATCTGGTAAACTATTATTACCGGCAGAAAACACAGCTCAAAGGCGTGGCAGGCCAGGAGCTGTATTATGACAAATTCAAGAATCGTGTAAACTCTTTGTACGGCATGGCCGCTCAGGATCCTGTTAAAGATACTATCGTCTATGATCAGGGACTTCCCGAGCTTTACGCCCTGGCCGGTGAGGATCCTTCAGAGCTGCTCCTGCGATATAACCGGAAAGCCTTCCTCAGTTACTCCGTAGGCGTCTGGACTACGGCCTATGCCCGGAGAGAGCTGCAGGAGATGATCGATCTGGCCGGACTCCAGTTTGTGTATGCGGATACCGATTCCGTCAAGTATGTGGGCGATCTGGACTATTCCGAGTACAATGCCAGGATCATGCAGCGCTCAATTGATAATGGCGCCTACGCTGACGATCCTGCCGGGATCCGGCATTATATGGGCATCTATGAGCACGATGCCGACTATGACGAATTCAAAACACTGGGCGCCAAAAAGTATGCTTACGTGATCGACGGCAAGTGCCATGTGACAGTTTCCGGAGTTTCAAAAAGATTAGGAGGTGATGAGCTGCAGCAGGCAGGAGGACTGGAATCTTTCAAGCCGGGATTTACTTTTGTACTTGCGGGAGGGACTGATGCCATTTATAATGACCATGTGGACATGACAACCTATACCGACAAAGGGCAGCCCGTTCGTATCTCTCCGAACGTGGTAATAAAAGAATCAACTTACACTTTAGGGATCACCGGCGAATATAGAAAGATCATCCATTCCGCAACGAGACTCCGGGAAACACTGCTACGGGCCGGCTTCGATCCGGATGCCGTTATACAAAAACATCTACAACAAAAAGAAAGGAACAACGAAAATGGAAATCCTCAAAACTAAGTACAGCGAGAACAAAGCCGCCACTCTCTTTAACATGATGCACTCCAACAGCCGGGGCGCTCTCAAAGACTATGACGGGGATCAGATGGAGATCGAGAACTATGTGATCTACACCGACACTGATCAGAACGGCGAGATCATGACCTGCGTCACCCTCCGTGAGCCGGATGGTTCCATGTGGACCACCAACGGCGCCACCTTCGTCCGTGATTTCCAGATGATCGTGGAGGCCTGTGAGGTTTGCGGGGAGGAGCTGGACGCCATCAAGATCATTGACGGCAAAAGCAACAAGGGCCGCACCTACCGGACCTGCGAGATGGTCGAGTAATAACCGGACCGGGCCGGGGAGAGATCCCCGGTCCGCTTTATAGGAGGAGATCATGAAAACATTTTCTATTATCATTATTGCACTATCTATCTGGCTGCTTATAGACGTAGTAATCTTATATATTATTTCTGAAAAATGAAACTATACACTGATCAGGGATATCTGGATATCGATTATGTGCTGTCGAAGCGCTGCCCCTTTACGCTGGTGATCGGCGGCCGGGGGACGGGCAAGACCTACGGCAGCATATGCCATGCCCTGGACCATGATAAAAATATAGCGTTCATCCGGAGGACGCAGACACAGATTGACCTTCTCAGCAAGCCGGATCTAAATCCGTTTCAGGCTGTGGCGTATGATCGGGAGATCCAAGTCTACACCCAGCCTGCCAGCAAGCAGCACTCCCTGATCTTCGTCAAGAAGCCGGAGGAAGAGGCACACTCCATCGGATTTATGGCTGCTCTGTCCACGTTCTCCAATATGCGAGGCTTTAGCTCCGAGCAGACAGAGCTGCTGATCTATGATGAGTTCATCCCGGAGACACATGAGAGAGCCATCAATAACGAGGACAACGCCTTTTTCAATATGTATGAGACGATCAACCGGAACCGGGAGATCAAGGGCCGGGAGCCGCTCCAGTGCCTGCTGCTCTCAAACTCCAACTTCCTTGCCTCCCCGATCCTCCTTGCGCTGGGCCTTGCAGATGTGCTGCCGGCTATGCGGGACAAGGGACAGACGGAATGGATCAACCAGAAGCGTGGCATAGCTCTGTTCAATCTTTGGAACAGCCCGATCAGCCAGGCGAAGCGGGACACAGCTCTCTATAAGGCCACGGCCGGCAGC